GACAATCTGCAATTCTTAAAGATATATTTTCAGCAACTCTTACTCCTAAGTATAATGCAGCTTGTAATATATGACGTGTAGCGACATTAGAATTATAAGCAGCTAATTTTTGTACACCTACTAATGCATCAGGATCTGGCGTACTAGCATCTCTAGCCTCATTTAATCCGGTCACATCTCTTATCATTTGTAAATAATAATTATATGTAGTGATTAAACTTTGTAATTTATTACCTGCTGCCGATGTTTGTAATTCTTGAATAGGCACCTTACCTCTATTTGGATCGCCATCTTGTGTTAGTGATCTACCTACTATACTACCAGTCTGAAAATACATGTTTAATGCTTCTTGTGGGTTATAGTTTGTTCCATTACCTAAATCCACTTCGGCTAATCCATCAGCATCTACAAATACTCCGTCTGGCACCATTCTGGAAATTACTTGCTGTAATTTTAAATGAGTTAATTGAATCATATCAGCAAAGCCAGTAATTTTACTTACCAGAGATTCTACCCTACCATGATATAATCTAGGAGCACAGATAGCATAATTCATTCTAACTTTAGTATTATCAGCAAAAGGGCGAGTCATGTTCTGTGACATTTCCCATTTAATCATTTCATTTATTCCTAATACTTTAGCTCCTGTATATAGTACTTCAATACTTCTACCTACTCTTTCAAAATTATCTGTATCTGGTGGTGAAAATGTATCAGGTTTTTCTAATGCTTTTTCTAAGCCTTGATCAGTTCTTTTAATTTTAAAAACTTGATCCATATATGTTCTATATTCAAAGAACATTACAGCCACTACATCTGGTGCCTCATTCCAATTTCTTAAATAGTTCATTTCCCCTGGAAATTTTTCTATCTTTTTTAATTGGGCATCAGTTAAATAAGGAAATTGTTTTTTAAGCTCCGACATACTAATCATCTTGACTTCACCTACATAATATAAGTCATCAAAATTAGGGTCAGTAGTATAAGAGTAAACTAAATTCGCGGGATCTACATATTCTACTGTAATACCTTGAGATTCGTTAAAATTAGTTTTAGTACAACTAATTCCTAAAACTACTAAATCATAAAGTAGTCTTTTCTTAATTTGCTCATATTTATTTTCCTCTAAAATAGTAGTTATAGCTTCTTCTTCAGCAATTTCTATACTTTGCTTATAAGATAATTGCATATGCAATTCTAACTCTTCTTTATCTTCTGGTAAATTATCTTTTTGGCCCGAAGCATATAAATCCATTCCTAATTCTTCCTGCGCTTTAACTAGGTATTCTTTCATTACCATATCACGCATTAGATCATTGGCGTAGTTTGTTCTTTGTTTTAAACTCTCTGGATCTTGAGCAAATGCTTTAATTTCATAATCTCTATCAGCTAACCCATTTACAACGATGTCAACAAATTTAGATATAATCGGAACAGGTTTCCAATCTAAATTAAGATATGATAAATCACCATTAATAGATAATTCATCTTTATATTTTTGTATTGATTGCTCACCTCTAGCATATAATCTTCTATTGTGATATTCTGCATAATTTGTTTGATACAATCCTGTTCTAGTTGTAGCTGCTCCATATCGATTATTGCTAAACCATTCGTTTTCTATCGCTCTAGCTACTTTTAAGCCGTACTCCCAACTATTCTTTTCCTCGATAGGTACCACCTGGCTAGGAAAACCACTTAAATAATTAGTATCAGTTCCGTTCATTTATTGTATAATTTTTGATGAGTAACCAGAATTATTATATTTTTTAAATCCTAAAGGAATTTTCTCCCTTACGTATTCATTAACTGGTTTATATTTATTTTTATTGCATGCCATAATTGCTAATCCTGAGCTAATGGATGCATCGTGTTTTGTTCTATCGTACATATTAAATCTAGCCCAATCTTCTAAAGTACGTTGAAAATATGTATCTCCCCATTGCTCGTTATTGTATCCTACATAGTTTTCAATATAACTCTCTATAGCAGCCGCATGAGCTTGTCTTATATCTTCACTGGAATTAGGTATACCACCAACTTCTCTTTCTGTAAGAGATAATTTAGAATATATTTTATCTGGACGATTAATAGAAAATCCTCTATAACCTCTTCGTTTTAAATAGTATAATAACCTTGGTTTATTATTCTCTGCTAATATTGGCATTCCATAAAATACTAATGCCATTAATACATCTTCAAAAAATATATCAGCAGTTTGAGGACGAGCAATATATTCTAAAAAAAATCTATGGGGAGGACAATCCTCTTCCATGCTGAATTTTGTTAATCCATGTAATGCACCTTTAGAACCATGCCCATCCGTTGTTCCTGATATATCATAACTATCACAACCAAATGCTCCTAAATGTTCATTTCCAGGATATTTCTTACCATTCTTTAGAATAACATTGTTTTGCATATTATTATGAGGAGTCCAGGTAATCCAAAATCTACCATCTCTATTAGGCATAAAAATAACTTTTGTATCTTTTACACCATTTTCCCATATAAAATTTCCCTTAGTTAATATAGGTGATTGTAATAAAATTTCTTCATTATAATCTACTTGCTCATAAATTTTAGTAAGATTAAATAAAGATTGCTTTGTTTCATCTCTAAAAGCATGCTTAGTTGTTCTTGGGAATTGTCTATAAAATTCATTTAATGAATCTGGGCTATTTTTTAACCCATCAACTTCGTTTTCCCAATAATCTATAACACCAATATCTATTATATCTCCGTGTGGGCCTCTAACTTCTTTTTTGGGTGTGTCGAATACAGGTATGCCATAAGCATCAATGTATCCTTCGTAGTTCCATTCCATAGGTATGAACAGAGAATAGAGTCCTGAGCTAGTCTGTCCGTTGCGGTTTCTTTTTGTAACATCTGATTCATCATATAATCTTTTAAAATTTCCACCTCCTTTATCTAAAGCATTAGAAGTAGAGCCCATCATACATTTTCCTACTATTCTACTACCCAGTCTTAATGTTGTTTTAGTAACCCTCCAGTTATTTAAAATATTGTTTGGCCTTTCCCATTTACCACTTTCATCATGTACTAATAGTTTTAATTTTTCACCGTCATAACTATTATCTCCTGTATTTTTCCAATCAATTGTTGTATCTAATCCCTCTAGGTCTTCTGGTCTTTCGCCTTGTTCAATCTTTCTTCTAGTAAATTTAGAAGCTGGAACTCTGTATGCTAATTCTGTTTTAGGTCGATCCATACCATCTTGAATCGGTTTAAAAAAGAATGGATAATTAACTGATATAGGAACAACCTTATCAGTAAACATCTTTTTAGCATCTGGTCCAGTTTTAGATAATATTCCATATCTGGAATCACTTGATATTGTTGCTAAGTTTACAACTTCGCCTGAAGCCATAAAAGAAAATCCAGAACGTCTGTTTTTAAGATAACACATTCCATAACATCTACGATCTGCTTTACATGCTTCCCAAAATAAAAAGAATAACCTATTAGCTTCTCTATAATCTGGTGCTCCAACATCAATCTTACTCCATTGCAAATACATATAATGTGTACCTGTCATATATGTGTCTACACCTTTATTTTTAAACCAAAAGCCTTCTTCACGTCTTTTAAATTCTTCATCAATATATTCAAACCATCTTTCTTTAAAATCTTCAGGATATTGTTTCCAATCAAAAACAGTTTTAATTCTATTTAATTCTTTTGGGTAATCAAATTTTACCCATTTATTTTCTTTAAAAGCGTGAACATTAGTGGCTTTAGGTAATGCTATTTTAAGGTTTTGTATTTCATATACTTCTCCTATTTCACCAGTCTTACTTATAACTACAACATCATGTTCTTTGTTATATCCATATTCCCATTTTTTATAACGATTTAATCGTTTAATAATTTTAGGTTTAATATGGTCATCTACTACTTTATATAAAGTTTGTTCGTACATTATTTAGACCTCCCTTCTGCAAAACCCTTAAAAGTCTTTTCTTTTTTAATCTCTTTGGGTTTATCTTCTAACATATTTTTTTCTTCTTCTAATCTATTTAAGATTTCAAAAGCATCAAATATGGCTAGTTTCTTCGTCGCTGCTGCATTTTTTAATCTATCTGCAGATATATCATCATCTGAATCAACAATAGGCTCTTTAGCAACCTTTATTAATTCCTCAACAGCTTTGTGCCCAGCGTGGATTATATTCAGCTTCGTGTCCTTGGTACTCATGCTTTACAATAATATTAGTGGATTTCATACAATATAATAATTCCTGATCAATCACAAATTCCCATTCTCTATTGCGTGGATAACTTACTAAATCTCCTGGCAATACATCTTGTTCTTCTAAATATTTATTTCCATATTTTAATATACCAACTAATTTTTTATCTATAATATTAGTTATTGGATTATCATTTTTAATTGGCTTAACAAAGCAATAATCTCCAAAGGTTTCCCATTGGTTATTATGTTTGTACATAAATATTTGATCAGGTTGAACAAAATATAAATCATCTTTAAAATAAGAAGATGAATTTCTTTCTATACCTTTTTGGTCATACCACCTTCTAAATACATTATGATGTATTATTATAGTATCACCAATTTTTATCTCAGTTTTATATTCGCTAGGAATAGCAATTACTTTAGCCTCTCGGCTTATAAAAGTAAATTCTTCAACTGAGCTATTTATAATTAATTTTTTATTACCCACATTAATTTCGTTATTATAACGCTTATTTAAAGGTGTAACAATAAATTTATATAAACTATTCATTAATATTCTAAATCATATTCAACAGATATAGCCATGTTA